GGGCTGTCCCGTCGAGGACGGGAAGTACTCATCCAATAGCCCCCCCCGAGGGTATACACTTCCTAACCTCCGTCGTTCTAGTGATGGCATCCACATGTGCATGGGAGGCCATTACCCAGCCATCACACAAGGGGCCTGCTACCAGCTGGACTAGTCCTCTGGCCTGCAGTGACCCACCAAAAGAACTTCGGTGGGGCGAGGGTTATATTCTCTAGGGGCCCATCCCATAACTAGCAGATCTAAAGTAGCGGGTCCACAGTGGCCTTGCTTCAGCTGCTAGCGTGTGATGGGTTTATTGGACGGAGACCACCTCTTAAGGTTGAGCCAAACCCCGATCAGCCATGAATAGGCCCCGGGGAATGCTTCAACCCTGTCAGGATAATCCCTGCCACAAGAGGCAGCAGTAATAAGTACGCCCCTCAAAGCCAACCTATCATAGGGATCCAAAAGGTACCCCTACGAGTCGGAGCGGTGAGAGACTGGGCGGGCCCTTAACGGGATAAAGAGACCACCCCTGATACTCGCATAGCACCTAGCTAAGGGAAAGGGGGATAGCTAGGTACCATCCGGGGATCAGGAGGGGCTTCTTTAACCCTTACGCGCTTCGGTCTGGCCCGACCGGCCTTGGGTAAGACGACGTGATTGTCAATAACGTGTATAAGACCTAAAAGATCTATATCCGTTACTGCCAAATCACGCATCTTCTCAATGCCGCGGATCATGGCCGAAACGTGGTTAAGGATGCTTGCCTTATTACTTGCTACGGTCTTGCTTGCTCGCGTCGTTAAAGTCGCAAAAGGATCAAGGAAAAGTCTTACATCGAGATCCAACCATTGTTGGATATCGGAAGACTCCCTGACCTTATGCGCTTTATCAAATTCTAACTGGAGCTCGGCGATATTTCGTCGAACGACAGTTAGGGGCGGCGTGAGCAGCAGTGCTGATTGGACACCCAGCTCTTTAGGGATCAAATCAACATACTTACCTAATTCCAACTGGAACTTAGATAAGGATGCTAATTGATTCTTAATTGCATTCTCTAACACCCTTGCCTTGCACTCATTGAGCCAAACCATCAACCTCTCATGGAGGAAGCGGGGTTGACCCAATAAGTTACAAGTAAAGATGTTACCTGCGAGAATACGAGCCAGCATAGCTGACTTGTACAATCGTAGGTTCCGTCTATCTTCTCTTGAAGGTAGAAGGAAGAACCTAAAACTCTTATCAGCAAGCCGGCTTGCATAACCGGTCTTGGGAAGTAAGAGCTTTAGGAGTAATGCAATCAAGTCCCGGGTCACCATAGTGTAGGAACGCGGTACCCACCGAGCCTCTAACTCTCTGAACCAAGTTGCTACCTCGTAATAAGAGATGAAGCGAACGCCTTTCTCAGGGTGAGAAAGACCTCCTTCCCATTTCTTATCGAGGCGCATAGCTTCGAACAGGGAACCTAGAGGAGCGGGGGATACCTCAGTTCCACGGTGTATCCATCTCTTTGCGAATTCATACGTATCATCCGATACGTGTGTTTTCAACTCAGAAATGCTTACACCTACCACCTTAAGCATTTGCATGTACTCCTTCGCTACGGCTTCGTTTGCAATGACGATGTCGTCGCCAAGGAGGGCATACGAGGAGAACCGGACACCCATTCCGGCTCTCTTCGCAGCTAAACGTACAAATGCATGGTGCGTGACAGCGAAAAGAGCCCATGAACTGTAGGCTCCCATTGGTTGCCCGACTGAGTATTTTACAGAAATCTCAGGCCGGGTCCAAGGGACTACAAATTCACGGTCTTTTACGACTGTTCTGTACCATGCGCCCGCATACTCTTTTGAAGTAAGTTCTGCTAAGACCTTTACCTGTAGGGAAACAGGAAAGCGGTCTGTCGCAGCGCTTAAGTCAATCGAATAATACGGACCCTTAAGTGGTAGTGTGGCTCTGAAGGAACCTTGGTTAAACGTGCAGTCAGGCTTCAGCCCTTTCAGAAGGTTCATAAGAGCCTTGTGAAGAGGGTAAAGGGCTGACTGAGACGGGTAATCAAGGATACCAACGATCCGACACTTGGATTCCTTGTCATTGATCTTAGCTAATTTTGATCGTCTCCCTTTCAAGGAGAGACCAAACTTAGCGGACCAATCACGGGCCGAAAAGAGTCGGAGAGTTCCAATCGCCTGGACAATCTCATCTCCTGCCAGAATGCCCAAATCCCCTATTTGGTCATCTGTAAGGAGCGAGATGTCCTCGATTGATCCTAAAAGAGCCTGAGCATTTGGGCCAGCTTTGGTTGTGGTGTGCCAACCATCCCAAAGGATGGGAGGAAGTGACCAACCTAGCGATCTCACGACGGCGGACAAGTCAAGACCAAACTGGTCATCAAAGACTTGGCCGGCATCGGTGATGGTCGAAAGGTCGGGCTTCTTCCAGCCGGGTAATAATCTGGACACGTTAAGTAACGTGAGACAGAGTCTTACCTTGGGTGGATCACGCTCACGGATAAGATCGGCAATGGCGAGTCTAGGGAGACCGTCACTGTCGAGCTTATCACCAAAACCTGGTACTTCCT